CCATCGGCATAGCAGTACCAGCCAGCCTTACCGTAGTCGCTCGCCTTCTGCCAAGCCGGATCGCGAACCGTGAAGCTGGCCGGTAGCGATTGGACAAGGTTGCCGCTCGCCAAGGCATTTGCAGCGGAAGTAGGGCGATACTGATTGAACGGCAGTCCGATATGCGAGGCGGCCTGCTTGTACCCGTAGTAGACGCGGGACTGTAGCGTTGCGCCGTCCATTATTCAGCCTCTCCGTCCATGCGGATCTGAATGCGGTACTGCAGTCGCGCCGCTTGACCGGCGAGCACAACCAAGTCATCGCAACCAGTCCATGCCACATCAAACGTCTGGTCGAATCGATCAGCCAAGTACATAACCGATTTAATTTCGCCACTTTCAGCCCGCACCAATAGATCGCGAAGCGTCTTTACCACTTCTTCATTGAGCAGGTTGATGCTTACAACCTTGGCGAGTGGTGTAACCGTGCTCATCATGCCCTCGAAATCTTGGCACAGCCGTTGCCGTTACCCAGCGACGGCCCCGGCGCAATGCCGATGAATGCGCACATGCGACGACGCCATCCATCGAGCAACTTTTGCCGATCGCTGATCTCGTTGGCGTTATGCACCCACGGACCAGCCTCAGACGTATCGAGGTTGGAAGTTGCGCCAACGATGGCGTTTTCCAGCGTATACAGGTTCGTCAGGTATACGGAAACCAGTGTCGTCTCGTTCTCTGGCGTCAGGTTGTTCAGGCGATGAAACAAGGTCTGCCACACACCGGGAGACACGAAGCCATACGCAAAGTCGCGCGAGTCGTCAGCCGGAGTATCCGTACCGAGCATGGGATATCCAGCGAAGCGGCGGACATCGGCTACTTGCTGGGCGGTCAATGTCATGAGCTTTTACTCAGCCTCTTCCTGAGCCTTTGGCTTGCGGCCGCGGCGCGAAGTAGCTTCTTCGGCCTCTTCCTGAGCATCTTCGACGTGCGCCCAGCCGAGCTTCTGATGCTGCGCGAGCGCATCGACATGAATGCGTAGCTGCTTGCCGTCCTTTTCGACGGTAACGAGATTGGACATGTCTTTTCCTTGCGAAAGAGGGCGCCGAGCCCGAAGACCCGGCGCCCATTCGATTAGCCAAGCAGGACCGCGCTGTGTTCCGGCTTGATGTTGGCCCAGCCGTACGCAAGCGCCACTTCGTACCGCACGCGGCGATACTGCTTGTACATGGCGAACTCGAAGGCAATGCCGCTGCGCGGATCGGTGATGATCACGCGGTCTTCCGCCATATCGCCCTCTTCCGGAAGGGCCGGCAGGCGGGTGGCGAGTACCAGCGCGGAGCGAGCAAAGGCAAGGTTGCGGGTGGACGCGCCGAGCACGGTTACCGCAGCACTGGAGAGCGTGGTACGCAGGCCCGGAGCACCGATAATCAACGTGCCGGTGCCGGATGCGCCAATGGTGCAAGCAGCGGCAGCCACGTACTTGTTCGGATCGTTCGCGAAGGTCACGATGTCGCCAGCCAGGATGGCAACAGCGCCACCCGACGGCGTGGTCAAAGTGACCGACGTCGCACCCTTCGCACCCGAGGCGGTCACCGCACCGGTCACCGAGCCCGCAGCCACCGACTCCGACACGCCCGCCGATTCGCGCAGGGTGAAGCCATGCAGCTCCAGCAACGTACCTTGGGCGCGAAGTTCGGTCGTGCCGGCTTCATTCGCCTTGGTCAGCTGAGTCAGGCTGCGCAGGTTTGCACCCGCTGTGGTGTCGATCACGCACTGCAGATCGGCCATCGGCGCACCGTTGTCAGCCAGGATTTTGCGCAGCTGCGCGGTATCGCTGAGGCTGGAGGCAAACGGCGTGGTACCGGCAGTGCCCTCTGCGCGAGATGCGGTGGAGAACAGAGTGCCGATGTTGGCATCAACCTCATTCACTAGCGTACGAATGGCCTGCTGGACCTGGTTCTGGCGAATCTTGGCGTACCCGCCATTTGGCGCCTGGTTGTTGACACCTTTCTGCTCTTCACCCGCCCAGCGGAACGGCACCATGCGCGACTTGCTGATCACGATGACGTTGTTGCCGATGGACTGGTCGCCATCATCAGGCGGCAACTGACCGGGGCTTACGTCTTCGGCAGCGGCGGCCGGCGTGATCGGCACGCGGACGTTTTCGTTGACCGCAGCACGTTCCGCGGTGGCGCTCAGAGTAACGGACGGAATGAAACCGACCATTTCGCGCGAGACAACGTCGATCGCCTCGTACAGGTCAGGGATGAGGTTGGTAAGCGTATTGCTCATGGATATCTCTCCGGGTATCGGATTGGGTCAAGAAAAAGGATTCGTGAGCCATCCGGCCCGCACGCCCGCGCCTCATCCGAGGGCCGGCAAAGAAAAGGCCGCATTGCGCGGCCATGTCGTAAAACGTGTTGCTGAACGTCAGTCGGTGATGGAGCCGCCGCCTTTGACATGCGCCATTTGCTGCGTAGGCGATAGCGCCTCGAACTGGGCACGCGGGAGCGCCTTGCTCACGGCGCCTCCGTTGCCGCCGCCCTGCGCGCCACCCCCACTGGCACCCGACGACTTCAGGATGCTGTCTCGGTAGGGGTATTGCTCCACGATCATTTCCAGAGCTTCGTCAAACGTCGCCAATTCGCCAGGATTGGCGCGGCTGAACAGCTTGTTGCCGGACTTGTCGTAGGCGACCACATTCTCGCCATCAAGCTTGAAGTGCTCGCCAAATCGCGCCTGCACCAAGTCTGCCGGAATGGCAAGCTTGTCAGCGATCAGTTTGCTTCGAGCAAAACTTCCACCGATTTTTTCCGAAACGAGCGCAGCCTGTAGTTTGTCGCGCTCCTTTACGATCGGCGCGTACTTATCCTCTACGGCCTTGATGGCTTCGGTCTTAACCCGGTCAACTTCGCCGGCATCCACCAGCTTCTTGTCGTCCAGGTTCTTGAGGACTGAGAGGGCCTTTCGGGCCGCCTCGGCATCCTCGATGCCCTCAAAGCCTTTCAGCATCTCCTCGGCACGCTCGGCACGCTCACGATGCCCCTTGGCCTCGCCATTGAGGCGACTGATCGTTGCAACCGTTGCAGCGGCGTCGAAGGGGATTTCTTTGCCATCATCGTGCACGTACACGGGCTTACCATCCGCAAGAACCGCATTGCCCTGTTCGTCAAGTTTCAGTTTCATCGTCTGTCATCCAACAGTGTGCTTTGACCCCATCCGGGGCGATTCGGCCTCACGCATCCGCGCGCTGCCCGTTAGGAGTCGGTTGGAGCCGGCTCGTTCAAAAGGTCTTCTTCGCTAGGCTGATCATTGGCTTGCGGCTGAGAAACGGTGTCGCGCTCTGCGGCCAGCCGGTCTTTTTCGTCATCCCACTTACGATCGAGCGAAAGCACGTCACGTCGCTGCAATTCTTCGAACATGGTTTGCCGCGAAATGACGCCCGAATCTTTGGCGCCGCGCAGCGTGGTGTTGTCATCGGGAGGTGTTGCAGTGAAATTCTTGAAGAACTCCACTACGGGCTCGACTGGACTATTCGCCCAGCGCCCCATAAGGCAGATCGCCTGACAAAACGCCTCTTCGAGGTTTTCCACGATCTGCTGCAGGACCGACTTCGCCGACTCACCCTCTGAGGTGACCTGCGTAGCTGTGGTCTGCACGGGCTTTTGGCTGATCAGCTCCGCACCCGTGGCGCGCATGCGCTCTTCCAGGTCAAGCAATGATTCTCGTCCAGCCTCGATGGACGTGCCCTGATGCTCGACATACGCTAGATCAGCATCGGCATTATCGGCCATGACAGCGTGCGCGGCACCGACCGTTATTTCGTTGTCGCCGAAGCCCTTGCCGAACAGGATCGGTACTCGGGCTACATGCAAAATGGTTTGTTGGTCGCTGCTGCTTTGGTAATGCTCGGCGTTGAGATACGCCAGATCCTTGAGCGGACTATGGCCGTGCCCGAAGGCGATCTTCAGGCCATAGACGAACACCCACGGGATTACTTCCAGCGTGGTCACGCCCTCTTCGAACAAATACCATTCCTTGGTTTTCTCATTGAGGCGATAGGTCTGCCACTTCCCCGGCTCAAGAACGCGAACCTGCTCGATAGTGGTTGTTGCCCACTGCCCGTCGTCGACCTCTACGTTTTCGAGAAGCCGTAGCTGGATCAACTTGGACTTGTCGACCTTCCATCCAAGGATATGCGAGCCTGAATACTTCACGAAGTACGGCCGCGCACCTGATGCCTTTTCCTGCGCACGCGTCTTCACGCCAGCGGACGGCGGGTAATCGACAAGAATGCCGGCCAGGCCATATGCAAGGCCGTCATACAGCATCGAGTTGGCAAACGCGGTCAGGTTCGAGCCCTGCAGATCCACATCGGCCAGCCATTCTTCGGGAAGCCCTTCAGCTACGACCGTGGCCGGGCGCGAAAAGGGACGCGCAGCATTCACTTCGACCGTGCGACGAAACACCGGATACAGCGTCGCCACCGACAAACGAGCCTTGTAACTCTCATCGTCCTCTTTCGGCCACTGAGGCAACAGCGTTTTTCCCGCCGCACGCATGGCAGCGGTGCCTCCGATGAGCGCATGCACCATCGGCCATCCTTCGCCGACCTTCTGCATGAATGGCGAAACGTCGCGAACGGTACTCACTTATGCTTCCACGTCCGGGAATTGGCGGCGAACTGAGCCTCACGGCGCAGCGCTGTCGACTTTGAATGCTCAGCCTTCAGCAACTTGCCGGGCGGGATGGGCTTGTCCGCTGGAACGCCAAGTTTCTTGTGCAGCAACCCTTTGTGCGCGGGATTAATCTTGATGGCCATGGTTGCCTCAGAGCTTTAGCTGCGAAACCTTTGTTTCTGGCTTCTTAATCGGCCACTTCATGTGGATGTAATAGCCGCCAGCATCGTTCGTGTGATCTGTGCCGCCCGACTTATCCGGCTCACCATTACTCGCCCACACCTGTTGCTCTAGGTGATCGGCATAGGTCGGACACTTGGCGACATTGACCAAATAACGCCTCTGTCCAACCGCATTGCAGAACATGGCGTTCATCGAGTTGATACGGTCTTTAACCGGAGGGTTTGCTTCAGGCGCTTTGACTTTGAAGCCAGCGGCCTTCAGAAGAGCAATGTCGGTCTCAGATGCATTTACCGACTTTCGAGAATCGCCCGATGCATCAGGGTAGATCGTGATCTCTCTCGTCTTCTGGAAGCTGTTGCCGTCATGGCGCCAAAAACGCTCTTTAAGGCGCCGGATCATGTCCGGCGTGTCGTACCCGTCCGTCAACTCGTCCACCGCCCGCGGGAGGGCCTGTCGCTCAACATGGACGATGGCCGCCATCCTCCCAACGTTGAAATCCATGCCGACGTGAATGGGCTCGTTGTCACTAACCTCGTCACCGCAGGCATTCGCCTTGCGGTCGAACTGGTGATAAATCGTGCCGGACAGCAGGTTGACGAACTGACCATCGAGGTAAGCCTCAATAAGCTGCTCTGGATACGTCGCCAACAGCGACGGGATGTAGTCATCCGGCAGGTTTAGCTCGTTGTCGTACGTGCTTGCCTGCACCATTCCATACATCGGGCGAAGCTGAGGCTTGTCCCGAACCTCTTTTACCCATTGCTGGTAGACGAACTGGAACCCCTCGGGGGTTGTCGTCACGTCAATGCCGTTCAACAGGCCATCCGCCTTATGGCGCATGCGGGCGATGATTTTTCGCCATGCATGCTGCGCCTTGGCTTTCTTCAATACATCCAGCTCGTCCACCAGCGCGCGGCCAATCTTGAAGCCGACGATCGTTTCAGGCTTCTCCATTGAGCGACAGATGACCGTCCCGCGGTACTGCCTGCCCGAATAGATATGAACCTCTTTGTTCGCTTCCCGAGACACCGTGCGAAGTCCCCAATCGTGGGCAACCTCTTCAATGGTCGGAAAGAAAATGTCGCGTATCTGCCCATAGGTGGGCGCAAAGTACCCGGCAGGCACCCTTGGGAACTCCCAAAAGTGCTTGCACAGACCGGATGAGCCAACCCACGTCTTGCCAGAACCGAAGCCTGCAACGAAAGCGCGGAACTTGTGCGGCAGCGCGAGGAACTCTGCCTGCGGTACGTTAAGCCGTGGCCTGATCTCGCTGGCTGTCACGGCGCGCGTCCTTTACTTCTACGGTTACTTGGACGGCCTTTGGCGTCTCGCCTTCTCCGTCACCTTCTGGCTTATCGCGCCAAGCCCCGGGCTGTCGGTTCTTCAGCCAGAAGATCATTGATGTTGGATCAGGCGGGTAATGTTCGATCGTCTCGGCCCTGATTATCTGACCTTGAAACTGGAACACCTTTTCCGACCGATGGCTGTAACCCATCGCACGGCGAAAGAGGGATTGCTCCACCTGGGAGTCCATCTCTTCCTTCGTGCGCTTTAAGGCCTCCGAAAACTCGGGATGCTTGAGCTTCCAGAGGTTCAGCGTTGACTCCGAGACTTCGAAGAAGTCGGCAATTTCTCGATCAGTGGCCCACAGACGGCACAGCTTCTCTGCCTGCTTGACGAACTCAGCCTTGTACTTCGACGGCCTGCCGCCCTTCGATCCCTTATCCCGCTTTGTTGTCATAAAGTGACACCATCAGGGCGTCAGCGTTATTCGTGGCGCTCATGCGCCTTAATACGTGCCTCAGCCTGAGCGAATGTCTCGCCCTGCTGAGGAACTGGATTTGCACCCAGCAGCGCCACCTTCTGCGCTATCCACGTCGGGAAGCTGCAGGAGTGAATGCCCGTACCACCACCGCCATCGACATGATTAACGCCGGTATGGTGCGATTGGCACAGGACCATCTGATTGCGCACATCGTCGGGACTGGTGATCGGCTGAGCCTTTAGGAGCTTGCCGTACCCATAGATGTCCCACTCTTCGCAGAACTCCTTGAGTAGGTTGTAGTCCACCACCTGAGCGAACATGTATTCGCATGCGCGGTGATGCACCTGCAGGCTTTCGGTCGTGCCGCAGATGTAGCACTTGTAATGCCCATCCTGCTTCAGGCGCGCCTTGGCGGCACGGAACTCCGATGACTCCGTGCGATCGGCATGATCCGGATCGATTGCGAAGTCATGCAGGATGCGGTGCTCGACGTGCTCTGCGGTCATTTACCATTCCACCTGTGCCATAGGACAAAGGGAGCGGCTATAACCGCCACCCATAAACCGACCCATACCAGGCAGAGCGCGGTATACATCGGTCATACCTTCAATGCGTCGATAACGCGATCGATCGAGTGATCGGTGATGTTCGCCATGGGGAACGATGCCTGGCCTATCTGAGAGATCGGCCCTGGGAGCATCAAGCCACTCGGAACCTGCGTCACCACATCGTTACCGTTGCGCGTTGCGAAGAACGGGACCTTTCGATCCTTGAGCAATTGAGCCATGACCGTGTCACCGCATAGCCTGGGTGGCTCAAAGGCGTATACCGGGACAATGATCCCCATCTGCGCCAAGACTGCGGAGTAGATGATCGCCATCGCAGCGCCTAAGCTGTGCCCAGTGATCGCTTTCGGCCTTGGCAATGCCAAACAGGCCGGAAGGATCGCAGCCAGTGCCGCATAGAACCCAGCGTGGATCTTTCCCAGCCCCCATACTTCCGTCATGGAGCATTTGACGTCTGCAAGGACTGCTCGCAGGTCATCCGTGCCCCGGAAGGCGTGAACATCCCCGTAAACATGCATGCGAGACGCACTGCTTGGATTGCCAATGGTCGGCGCATCCGCATAGGCCCGCTTCGCGTAGATCGCGAATACGAGTCCATCTTGATTGGTCATTACTGCAGCGGTACGGCCGCAGGGGCTGCCTGCGCAGCCTTGATCTGTTGTTCCACCAAGCCGGCAACGCCCACTGCAGTCTCAGCCAGCACCAATGCGGCTTGTGCTTGCGCCTCTTGCGCGGGCGGCAGCGGGAGCGAACCCACCAACGTAGCGAGAGCCGGCAAGCCCGTCTGTACGAATGTCGCGATGCTGGATGCGTCAACCGTAGGGGACGCCAGTGCGCCCTTGCATACAGCGGAAACGATCGGCTGGATAGCGGCGAGCTGCGCAGCACCCTTGGCACCAATCGCCGCAGTTGCTGGGTCGGCTTCCAGCGCCGTGTTCAATACCGTCAGCTGCGTATGCACCAAATCCAACTGCGGACAGGCGACAGCAGCGATCTGTGCAGGCGACAGCGGTTGAGCCTTCGCAC